GCCAGTCGAACGACTGGCCGGAGCCACAACAGATGCAGGTTTTCTGGCCTGGGAACCTTGCGACCGTTGTTTTTCCTCGCCCCCGAAAACTTCGGGAAACTTGGAATGCACGCGAGCGTCTATCTGCTCGAAATACTCATCACTGCGGGGGTCTACCCCGTTTGCAACTAGTTTTTGATGCAGCCCTAGTGCAAAGCTGGTTACTTCCTCAAAACCGTCGGAGCCGAACCACTGGTTTTTTGCCTGCCAGCGCAGTGTTTTCTCGTCGGCCCGCACCGGCTCTGGTTGCGGTTGGTATCTTTGTACATCTTCTTGCGGCTGTTGTAAAGTGGGCGCTCGCATATTTTTTGCACTTTGCGATTCCCACTTGGCTTCCGCCAGCGCTTCCTGCGCCGCAATAATTGCGTCAGTATCAAACGCCTCCTGGGCAGCTTTAAGCTCTCGCCGGGCTTTCTCCAGCTTGGCTTCGGCAGCTTGCTGTGCCATCGAGACATACTGCACAGAGCCGTCCTGCACATACTGCTTGAGGCGTTTGTTCTCATCTACCATAGCCTGGGCAAGTCGCTCAAGCTCCGCTTTCTCGCGGGCCAGCGCTTCTTTTGCCCGGCGCTCGTCGTGACGGGCGTGGGTCAGCTCCTTCAGGCGTTTCTTGACGCCCTCGGTGTAGGTGTCTAGTTCGTCGTCGGTGGGGTCGTTGACCTCCCGATCCAGCGGTTTACGCCCCCGGTCACGCTCGGGGGTGTCATCGACAATTTCAATTTCGACATCGCTTTCGGCGGTCGTAATCTCGATCTTGTCGTCGTTGTCGTTCTGCTCGTCTGGAAACTTAAAGTCGTTTGCCATGATTGCTCCTTATGCGCGGGTAATCCCACGGGGGTCTTGCACCACTGCATCCACCTGATCGTCGTTGATCAGCCGGAACTCTTTGCCATATATCTTGAACCGCGTGCCTGAATAAGTACGCACCAAGATAAAGTCGCCTTCCTTGCACCAAGCGCCGTTGGGGAACTTGGACGCGTCTTTGTACGCGTCGGGGCCGACTTTCAAGACGAACAGCACCGTAGTGGCGTGCTCTTCTTGTTTGAGCAGGGACGTTGGTTTGACCAAGTCCAGCTCCGTGCCGTCGAGTTTCTCTGAAACGTCGGGCACTATGCAGAGTAATTTCCACCCAGTTGGCAGAGGTAAGCTGGTGGCTTTCTCTTCCGCAGGCGCTTCCTTTTCAGGCGCGGCTTTTGGCTGGATGGTCGGGGGCAGGCTGATGCCCGGGGGCAAGAGGATTTCACTCATCGGCTTTTTCTACTTTCTCTGCAAGGTCAAGGAGATAACGCTCTGCAAGGGCAAGACCCTGAATCACCCCGCAGAGTTTTTGGTATTCATCAAAAGTGCGACATGCTCCGCCTGCCAAGTCATCGGCGTAGTTGTTCATGTCGGTGCGTATCTTCTCGCGCAGTACGCGTGCGAAATCTTGTATCATTTAGAAGTCTTCTCCTTTTGTTGTTGCTGCATGCGCTGCTGCATCCGCTGTGCAGCCATCTGGTCTTTACTCTTGGCAATGTCGATACCCATGCGAGCGCCGTCGCGCTGCTGCTCTGCCGCAAGGCGCTCGGTGTCGTAGCGCATCTTGGCCGCCACCTTGGTGCCCTCCAACTGCATGCGGGTGGTCAGCTCCTCGCGCTTGAGCGCCAGCTCGTCTGCCCGGGCAGCGGCCTCGATGGCCATCTGCTTTTCCTTGACCTGGGCTTCCTGCTGGGCCGCCTGGGCACGCATCTGGACCTCCTGCATCTTGATCTGCACCTCCTGGGCGCGAATCTGTAGCTCCTGCTGCTGCATCTGGATGAGGGGGTCTTGCTGCTGTTGCTGCGCTTGCTGCTGCGCAGCCATTGACTGACTCTGCTGGAGCACCTGCTGTGCGGCCTGGGCCATCATGGAGGAGAGCTGCAGCTCGATCTGAGGCGGCAGGTTCTCGTCCTGGGGCGGCAGCGCCATGCCAAGCTGCTGCTCGATTTTCTGGCGGTACGCGAACCCAATATGCTCGGCAATGTGCGATGTCATCGCGGCCTGAATCTGCGGCGCTTTGGGGTTCTGTCCCACGAGCTGCATAATGATCGGGTCCTGCATGGCCGAGGTGTGCACCTTGATGTGGGACTCGTGGTCTTGGTACTGGAACGCTTTGAGCGGCTCGCCTTTGAGCGCAGCCATGTTCTCTGAGACCGGGTCCTTGGGTTTCTGGTCGTCCTCCAGCGGAACAAGATCGGCGGCGTTCTTGATGCCCAGCACCTCCAGCATCCCACGGTGCAGCTTGGGCAGGTCGTAGATGTCCGGTGCCATCTGCGCCATCTGGATCACGGCTTGGTACTGGACAACGCGCTGGCTCATGGTCGCTGCGTTGGGGTCGCTGACCGGGATGATCTCAACGTGGCTGTAGTCTTCCTTTTTCGCCTTGCGCGGCGCATCAACCGGGTCGTAGTCGTAGTCCTCGTCCGTGTAGTCCCGGATCAGCCCGGCCAGGAGTTTTAGCTCCTGTTTGAACGAGAAGTGCAGCCGCGCAGAGACCGCCGTCATGACTTTAAGCTGGCGCTCCAGCAGCGCCAGGGTGGTGCCCACCGGAGCCTGGGCCGACATGTCGCTGACGTTCACATCAGCGGTGGCGGCGAACCTGCGCCCCTCCTCCACGATCTTGTCCATGAGCGCTGCCAGCACGGCAGAGGGCTCTTTGTAGGGCAGTGGCAGGATGTTGTCGCGCAAAGCGCCCGAACCAATGTCCACATCCCTGAATTCGCCCGGTGCGATGGGCGTATCGTCGCCTTTTATGCGCAAACCACGGGTTTTCAGCCCGCCCGGCAGGTTAGACAGCGTGCCTGCGTCCACCAACTGGCGCATGATGCTCGTTGCGCTCTTGGCGTAGCCTCCAATGAGGTGAAAAAGACCGAATCCGTACGCCCCGAAGCCCGGAATGTACTGGTAGTGGACAAAATGCTGCCGTTTGAGCCGCAATTCGTCGTCTTTTTTCCAGTTCCTGCGCAGCGACAGCACATCGTTGCTGCCTTTCAGTACCGTCATCACGTACGGCAACGTGATCTCCAGCGGCTGGCCGTCCTCATCCGTGTCTGTGTACTCATCGCCCTTGACAACAAGGTCCACATGGCTCTCATACAGGGTGTAACGGTCGTCGTTGAGGTCCGAAAAGCCCGTTTCTTTGTCCTTGGCCTGCTGAATGTCGGTCTTGCTCTTGTCCGGCTCGGGCAACTCGATGTCGCGGTAGAAGCCCGCCTGCTGCAGCTTGATGATCTCGCTTTTTGTCTTTCTAAGGGTGTGGGTTACCCGGTAGCAGGTGTCCAGATCAGTGGCTCCGTACGGCAATATGATGTCCTCGGCGGGCACGAACATACTGACCTGACGGCCCAGGTTGGGGTCGTAGTAGACTTTCTTGAACGCAGAGCCTGTGGCGGGCAGGCTCCAGAGCATGCGCTCATGCTCGGGCCGAAACTCGCGCATGACTTCGGTCAGCTCGTAGTTCATGTCGTCCTGCACCCGGTCAGCGGCCTCGTCCTTCTCAGGCGTTTGCTTGCCCAAGATTTTGGTCTTGACCGGACCCTGTGCCGGGAAGGTCTCCGTGATGGACTCGGACTGGAACCTGACCACCGCCTCGGTGATCATAGGATGGAACACGCCACAAGCGCCGTCCCACGGCTCCGTGCGCTCCTCGTACTGCAAGCCCAACAGTTTCAAGCCCTGCACGTAGGACTTCTCCCACTCTGTGCGTGAGCCAAGGTCGTTTTTGATGTCGTCGGCCAACTCACCGGCCAGCGTAGCCAGCTCACCCTCGTCCAGCTCTTCGGCAAGGTTGGCGTCAAAGCTGTCTTCTTCCTCGTCGCCGGGGCGAATGCTCAGGTCCAAGCTGCCTGCGTGGATGTTGACCTCCTCTGGGTCAATGATCTCGATCTCAATGGGCTCCTCGTCTTGAGCAAGCTCTGCGATCCCCTGCGGCTGCTGGTACAGCGCCTTGTCGATGTTTGTGGCCATGATGTATCCTTAATAGTAGGCGTGCGTTCTTCGCTTGAAGAACTGTGGCTCGTCGGGCTCGTCGCTGTCCAGGGCAATGAAACCGCCTTGCCGAAATCGTAACAGGGCTTGGGACGTAGTGTCCACGTAGTCGTCGTTGTCGCCGTTGGGAAACGATGCAACCTCCTCGATGACCTCCCGCGCCCAGCGGGTGTCCGGTGCCCACACCATGCCAGAGGCAAACAGGTCCGCAATGGCGTTGACCCGGGTGATCTTGTCGTTGCCCCGGCTCGGGTTGGTCTCCTGCGCTGGGATGCCCATCTTGCGCAGCTCCTGTAGCAGCGGCGCTCCAGCGGCCTTCTTCTCAATGATGAATGCGTCGGGCTTCCACTCTTTGTAGTGCTTGAGCGCCACGGCTTTCAGCTCGGGAAACGCCATCCTGTCCTTGAACGCATCGAGCAAGATGATCTGCGCCTTGTCCTGCTCTTCCTCGTTGTAGAACACACCCCAGGTCGTGCAGGCGCTGTAGTCAGCGCTGGTCTTGGCTTCAAACGCCGTGTCCCAGGACTGAATGATGTAGTCGCAGCGCGGCGGCTCGTCGGGCTCCCATATACGCCAGAGCTTCCTGCTGATGATCGCCGCGTTGTTGGACACGGGGTTTTGCATGTACTGGGCGTTCCAATACTGCGGGTCCATCGCCGCCTTTTTCTGCTTAAGCGAATCAAGCGGCCACTGCTCTGGCCAGAGCGACTTCTCGTTGGGGGTGTCTTCATGGAGTATTGCTGGTAGCTCCACCACCTCCCACGGCTCTGCGTCGGGGTTCTTGGTCTGGTAGTCCAGCAGCCGCCCGGTCAGGTCCAGTTTGCCCCAGCGCGTCATGATGATTATGATCGCGCCCCCTGGCATCAAGCGCTGCAACGGGCCTGTCTGGAACCACGACCATGCGGTATCGAACGCCAAGCGGCTGTTGGCCTTTACGTCCTGCTCACTATGAGGGTCGTCAATGACAAAGAGATCAGCACCGCGACCAGCCAAAGCGCCACCGACACCAGCAGCATAGTACTGCCCGCCAGCACCCGTAGACCACTTGCCAGCAGCTTTCTGATCGTCAGCCACCTTGGTGTCCGGAAACAGCTCTTGGTAGTCATCGCCTTCAATCAAGTTCCTGACCCGGCGTCCAAAGTCCTCAGACAAGCCCGCAGTGTGCGTGCCCATGATAATTTTCCGTTCCGGAAAATTCCCCAAGAAGAATGCGGGGAACAGGTACGAGCTGAACTCGGACTTGCCCATACGTGGCGCGATGTTGATGATGACCCGGCGCTTGCGGCCCTCGATCACATCCTTGAAAATCTTAGCCAGCTTCCTGTGGTGGGGCCCGACCTTGAACCCGGGGTAGACCGACTTGGCAAACTCAATCATGTCGCCCCGCGCCAGTGAGCGCTGGCGGTGCTCCGTCGCTTTTTCCAACAACTCCAACGCCTCAAGCTTCTCTTCAGCCGTCAGCCGAGAGATATTCTTGAGCAGCGCCTTGGCCTGATCAGGCGTCAGCGGGGGGTTGGTTGTCATCTTCAATCAGCAGTTTGTCTTCCACATCGGTGTAGTCTGCATCGACCACTCCCATGAACTTGGCCAGCTTTTCCTTGAGCTTGGTGTCGATCTCTTCCTCAGTCAGGTCAGTCTTCTTGATTTCGACCTTTTCTGTGAACAGCCCAACCTCAGTGACCTTGCCAAGCAGACCCAGCGCCTTGAGCCGTATGTTGGCGTTCGGGCTTTCCGTCTCTTCAATGAGCTTGGCAACGGTGTAGCCCCGAATCTCCTTGGCCTGCTGTACAAATTCCCAGTCATAGGCTGTCAGCATTCCCACCAGCCGCTGCACAACAACTGGCGTCTTCATGGAGGTTAGCGCCGTCTGGATGTTGGCCGGGGTGGTTCCGTTTGTGATCGCTGCAAATGCATTGCGGGCTGTGGCGGCTGCTGCCTGATCATCCACCTTTGTGTCAGTGAGCCCTAACTCATTTAGCCACTGCGCGGTCTCGGCCTGTGCGTCGATCAGTTGCTCGGGCGCGGCTTTGTCCAAAGGCGTGAAGCCTGTTGGGGGACCATCAAATATGGTCGGGTCGAGATCGTCACTGATCAGGTGCTCAAGCATGTGCGGATTTGGGCGTGAAGCCTTGCTTACCGATGCCGCGTAATATACACTTGTTCTGGCAGTTGTCGCAAGTCATCTGCTTCTCCTTGGGAAAGTCATCCCCTTGCACCCCGCCGGGAAACCGGCGGGGTCTTTTTTTGCCCGGGTGTGTCTAACTTTGGACAAAGGGTGGTGGGAAATTTTGTAGAAATTAGCGAGTTTATCGTGCGGCGATAACTTTTTTGGTTTCTGTAGTAGCTTGGTATTACAGAAGATGTGGGAGCGGGTGCAAAACAGTGTTCATGTCATGTCGCTACGCCACGGTCAAACAGGCTGGGTGGGGGTACGGTGGGGTCTGCCAAGTGGCAGATAAGCCCTACGGCTAGGGCTTATGAAGGGGCTCTGTGTTAAAATAGAGGCATCGGTTGGGGATTGGCCCTTACCGATGTTCAGCAATCGGGGAGAAACCTCCCCCACACATAGGAGAAGCAACATGAAAGCAATCACCCTCACCTTCGCAGCGTTTGCCCACGACCTCGGGGCGCACACACGCATAACGCTGGAGGCCAGCGAGGGCTGGCATCGTGAGTACGTCAAGGCAGACGCGGCAACGCGTACGGCTCGGCGCGAGGAGTTCATCCTTAACTTCTTGATCGGCTACGGTCTCACGCCCACCAAGGCAGCCAAGGTCATGGCTCAGTCACGCGACGAGCGCAGCGCCAGCGACCAGAAGGTGTACGACGCAGCACGGGCCAAGTTCACCTACCACGTTGTGCGTCCCGAGAAGAAGAGCAGCGGCAAGGCTGACATCG